GTTCAATTGACTTGTGAACTCTGTTTCAAAGGGAATGACTGGTCCAGACGCATAGAGTGAATGCCAGGCCCCATCTGGTTGCGGGCGCTGATTGGCTGTGATCTGTGTCCCTGAAACTTGCTGAGGGTTCATAGTTGAAATTGACGCGTGATTGGGATCTTCATAGCAAGAGACCACGCCATTTCGATTGGCTTCTGTGCCCGTATATCTAATTCTACACCCTACTGAAACTAATCTACCAAAAAACAGGCCATTGTTAAGTTGTGTTGCTGTATAAGGTAATCTAGCTAAATTAACACTCGTTAAGCCCGTAAATGCATTAAAAGCAGTTGTGTTACCACCCACACTAGTTGCAGTTGTAACAGATAAAGCAAATGATGTATTATCCAATTGTGGTGTAATTAAAACTAATCCATATCCGGTTGTGCTACATGCCATGCTTGTACGAGCGTACGCTTTATATTTTTGTGATGCAATTGGAAAACCATATGGTAAACACGCACCTGAAGCGGTTCCAAAAGGATCACAAACAGCAGAAGCATATAATAATGAACAATCATGAATGTGTTCCTTAACTTTAATTGCTTTATTAGTTTTCTGCTTGTTTTTCTTGGCACCTCGTTTTCTTCTATTTTCCATCATTTGCGCCAAAGGCATGTTTGTTGCCCCTATCATACTATTATTCCTCGTCTCATTGGCCGTACGCGGAATATCTATCTCTCTATTTTGTTTTCTATTCTTATTATTTCTCTTATTATTTCTCTTTCTATTATTATTATTTCGTCTTGTGTTGGTATTATTCATCATTTAATACTATCACTATTATTATTAACTCTATCTAATTGATTCGCCGATCAAAATTTTGATACTACTATACCCGCTAACTCTAGGTTTTCAGTTGACAGTTTTAAAAATTAGCCTGTTAAAAAGAAAACATTTGGATTCCTATAGATTTTAAATTTATTATCTGTATTGACTGTAAAATCTATGAAATCATGATGAATTTTAGGTCGTGGTTGTTCAGTTTTATACCTAAAATAATAATCAAACATATCTGCATGCATGTATTGTTGTAACATTGGATAAACTATTGGAGATAAGTCCATTTTATTGTGCAAATATGTCTCGAAATCAATTTGCACTTGAACTGGAATCTTGTACTTAGATTCAACTAAATATCTCGTGTTAATGTGAATCTTCTTATTCATAACATATTCACGGTCCGGTAGATTTTCATATAACTCACGTGTATACATATCAGTTATGCTCATTTGCATCAATTCTGAATCTGTACACTTAACATCATTTGTGATTCGTAATCCATATAAACCTAATTCCCTTAACATTGGACATCCTGGATATGTATACAACATGGAAAGTGACTTACTACGTAACAACATCTTTAATTTAGAATCACTTGACAAACAATATTTCCGATTTGTATAACCAAAGGACACGAGTGCCTCTATTGGGTCACAAACATTATCCAAAGCTACACGAT